CCATGCACCATGGTCGTGATGCACGCCTTTTGATCAAACCAGACAGCACTGCTGCTGCACTTTTCGGCCTAGAAAGCGTCACTAAAGTTGGTGATAGCCCAATTGGGACTTCAGGCGATCCAGCCGAAGATACCTATGGTCGTATTAATGGCGATAGCAACTCTACTGGTGCAGTAACATTCACCATTAATGCAGATTCTGCTGGTATTGACGGTAATGCAACTCAGGTTGTAATCGAGAACAATATTCGTGAAGGCAACTTCATTCTACAAATTTACAACAATGGAGTAGAAGTAGAAACTTGGGGTGGTCTAACCAAAGATGAAAACTCAAGATTCTATGTTGAGACCTTCTTGTCACTAGTTTCTGATTGGATTCGTGTTTCAGACAATACTGCTAATTCCGCTCCTCCACTAGACGGAACTTACCGCCTTGAAGGCGGATCTGATGGTATTCCTTCTGATCCAGATATGCAAGATGAGTTAATTATTGGCAATAGAGTTGGCTACTCCGGTATGTACGCTCTATCAGAGCCAGAACAAATTGATCTTGACTTGATCGCTGTTCCGGGTCATAGCAGCACAGCAGTTGTGACCGCTTTGTTGGATTTATGCCAAAATGTTCGTATGGACTGCTTGGCGATTATTGATCCTCCATTTGGTCTTACTGTGAAGGAAATAGTTCATTGGCAAAATGGCTCGCACCCACTTAACACTGTAAGATTTGACAGTGATTTTGGTGCTCTTTACTGGCCTTGGGTCAAGATTAGAGACAACTTCAATAGAGTTGATATTTGGGCTCCTCCATCCGGTTCAGTTATGGCGACTATTGCTCGTTCCGATCAATTGTCAGCCCCATGGTTTGCTCCTGCGGGTGTTAATCGTGGTAATGTGCCTAACATTACAGATGTATTCAGTCGTCCAACGCTTGAAGAAAGAGATCTGATGTATGGCTATAGAAACGCTATTAATCCAATCGTTCAATTTGTTGATTTTGATGGCTTTGTTATCTGGGGTCAAAAAACTCTTCAACGTCGCCCAACAGCTTTGGATCGTGTTAACGTCCGTCGCTTGATGTTCGTGATCGAGAAAAGAATTCGTGCTGCCAGCCGTCAATTGCTATTCGATCCTCACGACGACATTCTACGCCAGAAGTTTGTAAGAATTTCAACAGCAATTCTTTCTGAAATTCAGGTAGGTAGAGGGGTTAATGACTTCCGTGTGAAGTGCGATGAAGAACTTAACACGGCAGATGTGATCGATAGAAATGAAATGCGTGCTCGAATCGGCGTTCAACCTATTCGTGCTGCTGAGTTTATCTTTATCGAGTTTAGCATCCACAGAACTGGAAGCTTCGGAGAGAACGCCGATACGTTCTAAGAAATAAAAAAGACTAAGGTATCCGGGGAATATCCCCGGATACCTTATGGCTATGAAAGATAGAGGTAAGAAATGGGAATGGGAATAGGAAGACTTGGTGCCCCAAACATCATCATAAAAAGAAAGTTTCGCTGGACCTTGCGTATTGAAACGCCTAGGGGAACAATCCCAGAGCATTACGTAAAAGTAGCGGCTAGACCACAACTTGATATTGATGAAACAGAGATAAATTTTCTGAATGCGACAACATGGATTCCCGGTAAAGGCAAATGGCAACCAATAACCGTTTCATACATTGATGTTGCCGCTGATGACGTTGGTCCTTTGTATGATTGGATAGCTTCAGTTTACAACTTCAACACACAAAATCCGTCAACTGACTTGCCTCAAACAGAGAAGATTGGTTGGAATGCAACAGCAATTTTACAAGTTTATGATGGTTGTGGCAAAGCATTAGAACGATGGAAGTTGCAGTCAGTATGGCCACAGTCGGTAAATTTTGGCGATCTGGATATGGCTGACTCATCAGAGCTTACGATAGACCTTACTTTAAGATATTCAGAAGTCAATTACCAAAACCTATGCGGCCCTCAAGTAGTGGGTTCATGCATAGGTTGTTAAAACAAATTTTAGGAGAATAAAATGGCTGACAAAAAACCAATGGGTATTGGAGTTATTGGGCAACCAGATATGGTGTTCAAGCGTAAATTTCGCTGGACATTCGAAATTCTTGGTTTTTGCGACAATCAGAAAAACGTAGTTCCTGAGAGCTTTGTTAATGTTGCTTCACGTCCAAATCTCTCCATCGAAGAAACCGAAATAAATCACTTGAATGCTAAGACTTGGATTCCGGGCAAGGCATCTTGGGAAACTATAACAGTTACATATCTCGATGTAGCACACTCAGAGATGCGTACACTGTGGAACTGGCTTGCAACAGTTTATGACTTCACAGATCCAATCAATCTCCGTCAAGGTGAAAGAAGAGACTGGGATGCTACTGGATTATTAAGCATGTATGATGGTTGCGGTACATTAATTGAAATGTGGCAACTTCAAAGACTGTGGCCAACGTCAATTAATTTTGGCGATTTGGATTACAGTTCTTCAGACATTGCAACAATCGAACTAACCCTTCGTTATTCAGATGTTAAATACAGAAGCTACTGCCCAGACTTCCAACCAGAACCTTGCTGTGGTGGTTGCGGCACTACTGTAAAGTATCCAAATAAGACATACATCTAATAGATAGATAGGAGTTAGAAATGGCTGAAAAGATCCCTATGGGGATTGGACAACTAGGATTCAAAAATCTTCCTTTCAAAAGAAAGTTCAGATTCACTTTGGAATTGTTTGATATTTGTGGTTCTCAGTCCGTCCCCAAGCACTATGTAAAAACAGCAGGAAGACCAAATCTTTCTATTGAAGAAACAGAAATTAACTTTCTGAATGCTAAGACGTGGATTCCCGGAAAAGCGTCTTGGGAATCTCTTACTGTTACTTATATCGACGTTGCTACAGCAGAAGTCGCCCCTTTGTTTAACTGGTTAGCATCGGTTTACAATTTTACCGATCCAATCAACTTGCAAATGGGTGCTGTTCGTGCTGACTATACATGTACTGCGATTTTAAAACTGTGGGACGGTTGCGGAAGCTTGATGGAAACTTGGGAAATGAAAGACGTGTGGCCTACAGCTATCAACTTTGGTGATTTAGATTACGCAAATTCTGAAGAATGCACAATCGAACTTACTCTTAGATACTCGGATGTTAAGTACGTAAACTCGTGTCCCGGATTTACTATTACGCCTTGTTGTACTGGTTGTGATACACCACAAAACAATCCACAAAGCAATCTAGAAAATTAAATAAAACAATTCGTTTAAGATACTAACTATTTTATAGGGTAGCTGGATTTTTCCAGCTACCTTTTTCTTTAGGAGATTTTTATGGCTAAAATGGGTTTGCAATTTGGCTTAGAAGGCAATGGTAGATATTGCAAAAGACAATTTAGATGGCTGTTCGAAATACCTGAAGTAGTTGGCGACACAACTTCGGCACAAAAAGGCATTCCTGCTTTGCCTCCAGAAAAAAGTGCTCGTCCTAATCTTGATTTTAAAGAAATTGAAGTAAAACACCTTACCGAAGATTATTTTTATCCCGCTAAACCAAGTTGGAAACCAGTAAGCTTAACTCTATGGGATCTTAAGTATAATGAACACCCTGTTTACAAGTGGTTGTTGGAAATGTACGACCCAGAAAAGGCCACATGGCAAACTGCCACGAAAGGAAAGTTTATTAAAACTTGCTATTTGACTCTTTATGATGCGATTGGCGAACCCATAGAAAAATGGGTTTGGGAAGATGCGTGGCCTCAAGCAATTAACTTTCAGACTCTTGATATGACAACGACAGGGATTGTCATGTGCGAAATCACGTTAAGATATGCTAGAGCTTACATACAAAAAGTTTAATCTTCGTCGTCGTCGTCTTTATGCTGAAGATCTTCTATGTCGATATCAAATTCAGCAGCAAGAATGGTACGCATTTCTTCAAGAGCATCTTCTAGTTTTTTGCCTTTCCAATTAAGTCTACGGCAAGTGCTGCTCTTATTAAGACGGCCTTTTTTTGTATAGCAATCTTTTTCGTTATCTAACAAACAATCCACGAGTTCGGAATATCCAGCTTCTCTCAGCTTGTCTATTACCTCTTGAGTCTCTATGGCATTTACTGGGTTAATAATTGGTTTACTCATACTTATATTGTTATATCACATAAATAAAATTAGATCAATATCCTTTTTCACAAAATCTCATTTCTTTACCATTTCTGATAATAACACTTTCAAATTTCTCAGATTGAAAATTTTGATATCGTTTTTTAAGTTCATTGTAATTACGAGCACTACGATAAAGCTGCCTGAAATGATTCAATATACACGTTGTCATATAATTGAAAGCCTTGCCTTTTCTTGGGTCAAATCTATTGATCTTTTCAAAGCAAATTAAAACACCCTCTTGTATTGCATCATCAATATCAATGCCACTGAATTTTGCGTAGTTTGCTATATTCTCTGACAAAATGTAAAAAGCATGAGCCAATTGATTTTGAAATTCTTTAAAACTTTCACATGCCTCTTGGTGTAATTTCTGGCTTTCAAGCCATGCTTGTTTTTTGCTTTCATCGCCGTATTTAACAACTCTTCGATCATTTGTTTCTTTTAAATCTTTCATGATCAATTCATATTTCGCTTTTTGCCTTTTGAAGAATTGAAAGGCATGGATTACAGACTCAAAAGTTCTGTTATTAATATATTCGTTGGCCATAGTTCTCCACCGGGGGATTTTAAAAAGTATCTATGTGCTGACGACGGCTTATTTTATAGAGAAATCCATTTCCTTAACTCTGTAATGTAGTATGAATCTGACAAACTTATATGCCACCCTGCAAACAAACCCTCGAAGCAAAGATGTTTATCGTAAGCTTAAAGAAAAGTATGAATTGCTGGGCATGCTAAATGAAGCCAAGGCTTTTCAAGAACTTATAGAAAAGAAATTTAATGCTGACAGTTCAAATAATCACAAAGAACAATCAAAAAACCCTGAAATCAACTCTTGATTCTATTGCTGAACTTCGGCCTAAAGTTCTTGTCGGAGATTATGGAAGCACTGATAGCACTATTGATATTTGCAAAAAGTACAATATAGAAATTTTTGATGTGTCTACCAAAACACGAGATCAAGCTAGAATGTTTCTTAATTCAAAAAGCCAAAATAATTGGAATCTATGGATTGAACCATGGGAAACAATAATTCAAAACAACTTTAACTTTGATAAAGAAAAAATACAGTTTGGTTATGTGCGAGTTATTCATGGCCAATCTCTTCTTTGGGATATCAGATTGTGGAGAGGCCACTGTAAGTTCGTTAATCCTGTTTTTGAACGCATAGAGTCATCTGTTGGCACAAATACAGGCATTGTGTTGTCGTCTACAGGAGGACACAATAACAACGATGCAATGGACTGTTTGCAAAAATGGAAATTAGAAAGCCCACTATCTGCACAACCATACTATTACCAAGCTTGTCTGCTCTTAGCTGAAAAAAGATATGAAGAATTTTTGAGTTGTGCTGAGAATTATTTGTTTTTAGAAAAGCAGCCTACTGTTTCGGCCATCATGACCAGATACTACTATGCCATGACTCAATTAATGCACAAAAGAGCCGTAAAG